GACTGGCGCCAGACGTTCTTCAACAGCGTCAAGGACAACTGGTACCGCCTCTGGTTCCTCGCCCCCAATCAACCCGCAAAGCTGACCACCCAAGGCCTGCAAGCCCAGGCCGTGATGCGCCGCGATCAGAGCAACCACGAAGGGACCCCGACATGAGCCGCCGACCCGAAGCAATGACCGCTCCGCACAGCGACGAAGCCGAGCACGCAGTGCTGGGCGCGCTGCTCATCGACAACCAGGCCTTCGAGGCGGTGGGCGCCGTCCTGAAGCCCGAGCACTTCTACCGGGCCGACCACCGGGCGATCTACGAGACGATCAGCGAGCTGCTGACCGCCGGCAAGCTCGCCGACCTCGTCACCGTCCACGAGAAGGGGCACCACGACATGGTGTACCTGAACCAGCTGATGTCATCGGTCGTCAGCAGCCGCGCGGCGCAGCGCCACTCTGAGCTGCTGGTCGAGCGATGGCGCGAGCGCGAGCTGATGCGCCTGGGCTCGACCCTTGCCGACGAGATCCTGCGCGGCGCGCACGACGCGAAGGGCAAGCCGCAACCGGTCGACCAGGTCATCGACCAGATGATCACGAAGCTGATGGCGCTGAACGCGGTGGCCGAGCGCAACGAGCCGCGCGACATCAGCGAGCTGGTCGTGGGCTTCGTCGACGACCTGAGCGCGCGCTACGACGGCAAGATCGAGACGATCCAGACCGGGTTAAAGGATCTGGACCACTGCACCGCGGGCGGCGGCCGGCCGGGCGAGCTGTGGGTGATCGGCGCCAGGCCGAGCATGGGCAAGACCGGCATGGTCCTCACGCTCAGCCGCAACGTTGGCCGCAAGCACCAGGTGCTGATGCTGACCCAGGAGGACAGCCTGAACTCGCTGACGGCCCGCCACGTAGCCGCAGCCGGCCGGGTGAACCTCGCGGACCTGCGCAACCCGCGCAAGGCGCCGCAGAGCATGTGGGAGGGCGTCACCGAGGGCGTCGATGCACTCGGCAAGCTGCGCATCGCGATGGATGACCAGGCGGCGCTGAGCATCATGGACGTGCGCCGCAAGATCCAGCAAGTGAAGCGCCGGCACAAGGAGCTGAGCCTGGTCGTCATCGACTACCTGCAGCTGATGGAGGGCGACGGCGACAACCGCAACCAGGAGCTGGGGAAGATCGCCAACGGCCTGAAGCGGGCGGCCAAGGAGTTCGGCGTCTGGATCATCCTGCTGTCGCAGATGAACCGCGAGGCGGACAAGAGATCCGGCCCGCCGCAGATGAGCGACCTGCGCGACAGCGGCGACATCGAGGGCGCGGCCGACCTGATCGGGCTGCTGCACCGCGAGCACCGGCGCAACCCGACCGAGGCGAACAAGTTCCACGCCGAGCTGCATGTGGTCAAGCACAAGAACGGCCCGACCGACACGCTGAACTTCACCTTCGACGGTGCGCATCAGCGCTTCACGGACTGGGATGGACCGCCGCCGACCAAGAGCCTGAAGGCGCAGCGCGGTGGCGGTCTGGACTGATCAAGGGAGGAGAACTGATGTTGACGATGAACATCCGCTTCGATGCGGCGCAGATCGCGAAGGCGTTCGGCGAGCTGCAGCAGGAGCATCCGAACGTGATGGCGCAGGCCATCAACGACACCACGCGCGAGGTGCGCGACGCCCAGGTGGCCGAGATCCGCGCGAGCTTCGACAACCCGACGGCCTTCACGCTGCGCTCGCTCTACACGCGCTTCGCCACGAAGACCAAGCTGCAGGCGATGGTGTGGCTGAAGGACGGCGCCTCACGTGCGCACTACCTGATCCCGCAGATCGAGGGTGGCAATCGGCCGCTGAAGCGTTTCGAGGAGATCCTCGTGCGCGCCGGACTGATGCGCAGCAACGAGCGGGCGGTGCCGGGCGCCGCGGCCAAGCTCGATGCCTACGGCAACATGGGGCGCGGGCAGATCGTTCAGATCCTGAGCCAGCTCCAGGCCTTCAATCTCGCGGGCTCGGATGCCAACGCGACGAACAGCAGGCGCTCGAAGGCCAAGCGCAGCAAGGTCGAGTACTTCGTCGCGCACGGCGGCGAGTCGAGGCAGGGCCGTGGCTCGTGGAAGCACGGTGACAAGGTGCAGCACCTGCGGCGTGGCGTGTGGGCGCGGTACCGCTTCAGCGCAGGCAGTGCAGTGAAACCGGTGCTGCTGTTCGTCAACGGCACGCGTTATGGCCGGCGCTTCGACTTCGTCGGCACAGCACAGCGTGTGATCGATGCGCGCTTCAAGCCACTCTACGAGCAGCGCATGCACAGGCAGCTCGCGAAGCTGGGGTTGGGTGGGAATGGGAGCGGAGGGCAGGGCGCATGACCACCTCGACCTCGATCGGCACCACCCCCACCCCCCTAGACGGGTCCTCCCGGGACTCCTCGATCAAGGGTAATTCGAACCCCGTTTGCGCCGCAGTTGCGGGGCGTTCCTAAGGGGGTTATATCCATGGGAGACCCACAGGACATGCTGTCTTTGCCAGTGACGCAAGAGCAGTTCGGCGACATGGTCGGGGTGAGCCAGCCCGTCGTCAGCGACCTCCTCACGCGCGGCATCTTGCTGGCCGGCCAGCCGGCGGCGACCTGGCTGCGCGCGTACACGAAGCACCTGCGTGAGCAGGCGGCGGGCCGCGGCGCGGACGGCGAGCTGGCGCGCGAACGCGCACGCCTGGCCCGCGAGCAGGCTGACCGCGTTGCGATGGACAACGCGGTGAACCGCCGCGAGCTGGCTCCGGTGTCGGTGCTCGAACTGGTGCTCGCCAAGATGGCCGGCGACGTGGGCAGTCTGCTGCAGGGCCTCGTGCCGCGCGTGCGCCGCCGCGTCGACCTGCCCGGCGAAGCGCTGCGCATCCTTGACGAAGAGGTGACGAAGGCCCGCAACCGCGCCGCGGCCATGAGCCTTTCGGATGCCGATGAAGAAGCCGACGAAGAGGAGGATGGAAATTGACGCACGCGACGCCTATGCTCGACGCAGTCGAGCCCATGTTCATTGAACGGCCGATGTCGCTGGCTGATCTCGGCACCGAGCAGCGTGACGAGATCAATGCCGCACTGCGCCGCGGCCTGCGTCCGCTCGAAGCGCCGACGCCGATGCGCTTGTCGCAGTGGATGGCCGAGCACTTCTACCTGTCGGAGGAGAGCAGCTACGAGCAGGGCCGCTGGGAGGCCTACCCGTACCAGGTCGCCATTGCCGATTGCATCGGCCATGACGAGATCACGCACGTGACCTGGCGCAAGTCCGCCCGCACCGGCTACACCAAGATCTTCCTGGCTGCCATCGGCTACTTCGCCGAGCACAAGCGCCGCAACCAGGCGGTGTACCAGCCCACCGACGAAGACCGCGATGACTTCGTGACCACGGAGCTGGAGCCGATGCTGCGCGACGTGAAGGTCATGCGTCGCGTGTTCCCGAAGTTCAACCGCAAGTCCAAGGACAACACGATCAAGAAGAAGCGGTTCCTCGGCTGCCAGCTGCACCTGCGTGGCGGCAAGGCCGCGAAGAACTATCGCCGCATCACGGTCGACTGCGTCTACTACGACGAGACCGACGGCTTTGATCGCGACATCGAGAAGGAGGGCAGTGCATTCCGTCTGGGTGACAAGCGCATCGAGGGCGCGACCTTCCCGAAGTCGGTGGCGGGCAGCACGCCGAAGCTGAAGGGCTTCAGCCTGATCGAGGACCGCGAGCACCAGGCCGACGTTCGCTTCCAGTACTTCATTCGCTGCCCGCACTGCAGTGAAGAACATACCTTGGACTGGGGCGGCAAGGACGCCCGGCACGGGCTGAAGTGGACGGACGGCGATCCGGAGACGGTCGGCCACGTCTGCCCGCACTGCGGCGTGTGCATCACGCAGGCCGAATACCTGACCGCATGGCGCGGGCGCTGGAAAGCGCAGGACGGAACCTGGATCGACGAGCGCGACCCGATCCAGCTGCGCTTCCGCAACGCGATCGACGAGGAGGTCGCTCCGCCCAAGCACGTGGCGTTCTTCTGCTGGACCGCGTACAGCCCGCAGGCGACATGGGTCAGCATCGTGCGCGACTGGCTGACGGCCGCGAAGAAGGCGCAGGCCGGCGACGACAGCGACCTCAAGACCTTCATCAACACCACGCGCGGCGAGACCTACGAGCAGGAGCTGGAGAAGACCGACGCCAGTCAGCTTGCGCTGCGCGGCAAGCACGGGCACCCATTGCGCACCGTGCCGCGTGGCGCCGTGAAGCTCGCGATCGGCGTGGACGTGCAGGGCGACCGCTGGGAGCTGGTGGTGTGGGGCTTCGGGCGCGGCGAGGAGATGTGGGTGGTCGATGACCTGGTCATCTACGGAAACCCCGCCGACCAGCGCGAGTGGGATCTGAAGCTGGATCCTGCGATCAAGGCGACCTACCGGCATGTGTGCGGCGTCGAGATGACCGCCGACGCGGTCGCGATCGACACCGGCGGTCACTTCACGCACCAGTGCTACGTCTTCGTGCGCAACCGGCCGAACCAGAACTTGTACGCGGTGAAGGGCGAGACGCGGCTGGGCCGGCCGATCAAGAGCGCGAGCGTGCTGGTCGACGTGAATGAGCGTGGCAAGACGATCCGCAAGGGCGTGCGGCTGTGGCACGTGGGCACCGACACCGCGAAGGATCTGCTCTACGGGCGCCTGCAGGTCAGCCAGCCCGGGCCGGGCTACATGCACTTCGCGCGCGAGCTGACGGCCGAGTTCTACGACCAGTTGACGGCCGAGAGCCGGATGCTCATCAAGACGGGCAGGGGAGAGGAGCACCGCTGGCTGAAGCCGGCCGGCAAGCGCAACGAGAAGCTGGACTGCACGATCTACGCGCTGTTTTGCGCGCAGATGCTCGGGCTGCACACGCTCAGCGACAAGCTGTGGGCACGGCTCGAAGCCGGGCTGGAGCCGGACTTGTTCGCCGGCGGCGGGGCAGTCGAGCTAGTCGCGGGGGGCGATTCCGCGCCAGTGCAGACGTCTGCACAACCGAGCGCGGTGGCCGCGGCACCACCTCCACCCCCCGCAGCTCGACCACCCGCCGTCCGTCCTGTTGTCCCGAACTCTTTCATCGTCAGCGATTCTTGGAGCAGCCGCCTGTGAGCCAACAAACCTTCCAGCACCAGCAGCAACCCCGTCCTGATGCCCACGAGATCAAGGCCGACGCGGCCACGCAGTGGGTGTTCGACATGACCGAGATCCTGCGGGATGACTTGGCTTTCCAAGAGCCGTGGGCCAGTGCCATCGCGCACGAGATCGTGCAGGGCATGCGGGCGCGGTTTGGTGGCGACGATGTCTACGTGCCGGCGCCGGACAAGTCGGCGCGCGATGAGCGCGTGCGGGAGATGTTCAACGGACGGAACATCAAGGAGCTGATGCAGCTGTTCGGGCTGGCGCGATCGACGGTCTATCGGATCGTCGGCCAGCGGGGGCGGCCATGAGTGCGAGCGGCCAGATGCAGACGGGCGGAGGTGCGAAGGTCGGCATGCGGCCGGTGCCGGAGCGCATTCCACGGGCGGTGCTCACCCGCCGCCTGGAGCGACTGCTGGCGCGTGTCGATGCCACGCCCGAGCGCGTGGTCGAGCGAAAGAAGAGCCTGGTGTTCGGCATTGATGTGCGTGGTCCAGTGCGCGTGCGGGTCGATGAGATCTGGGTCTTCGGGAGCTACGCGCGGGGAGCTCCCGAATGCGGCGACGTGGACCTGATCATCCAGTCGCGCATGGAATGGGCTGGTCCGGTCACGCTGGACGGTCGTCCCTACCTCGGCAGCAGTCTGCTTCCGGGTATCGGCAAGGTGATCAGCCCGGTGATCGGGCCGTTGCGCAACATCACCTTCGTGGACCACCACAACTACATGAGTGGCGGCACCGTGCTCGACGGCGATCAAGTGGCTCGCGACGTGCTGCTTCTGTGGAAGCCTGGGCTCGACTGGAAATCGGCGCTGCACGGCATTCCACTCGATCCGATCGCCGGGCGTGCGCCAAGGAAGAAATGGGCCACTGAAGAGGAGCGACTGGAGGCAGAGCGGCTGCGCTTCCGCACGCCTCGTACCTACGCAGCACTGCCGACCTCGCTACGGCAACTTGCCGGCATCGCTTGACGCCGAAGCCCTCGTCAACGTCATCGGGTTTGCTCTGAGGCGGGGCTGAATGCTCCGTCCCTGCCTTGGTCAGCCGAACTGGACCTCGGTGCTGCACAGGCGTGTGCCATCCGGCGCGCTGATGCTCAGGCTTAGGGCGTTCAAGCAAGGGGACCCTGGCAGCGCTGTCGGTGCGAGCCGGCGGTGCCGAGAGAAAACCGCCTTGCCATCGATCGTGCCCGTCCATTCGGCGATGTACTTTCGCGAAGGGACGCTGGCCTTCAACGGCTTCAGGTGAAACCGCTCGACGAAGGAATGCAGCTCCACTTCGGAGCTGATTCGGCCAAACACCTGCTCGATCGGAAGCCTGCTTCCCATGGGATGTGCTCCTAGTGAACCGAAGATTGGTCAACGCCAATGATGACGCTGCCAGCTTTGAAGACGGCTGTCGCCGGTGCACCCGCCGTCAGGTTCAAGGACTCGGCGCGTTCGTTCGAGATGCGCGCCACAAGGCTCTGCCCATTGGGCAGATCGAGCCCCACCTTGATGTCGTCTTCGCCTTCGCCCACATCGCGCACGCTGCCCACCAACTGATTGAACGTCGGGGGCAAGCTCGCCGCCGGCTCCTCCAGCAAGACGATCGAGGTGGGGTGCACCAAGCCAAAGGCTCGACCGCCCTGCTGCAGCTTCAGGATGTTCTGGACCTCGTGAGAGACCTTGATGACGATCTGCAGGCCCTCGGCGAGGCGCAGTTGCACTTCGTTGGCGTCGATGCCCGGGCGGATGGCCGTCACGACGCCATCGAGGGTGTTGAAGTCTGCGGGTTTCATGAGTTCAAGGTTCCATGTGCTCGTGCTTCGCCGGCTGGCGGGTGCCGCAATATACTGTATGAATGAACAGTAGTCAGCTGCCTCGCGAGGGTGTCGCCCGCGTGGGCCGGGAGTCGCCCGGGCCGGCCGTGGTGCCCCGCGCCAGCGTGGCGATTGGCTTCGGCTCGCCGTCCCAAGACTCCGGCGTTGGGCGCCTGGACCTGAATGACGTGCTGATCAGGAACCCGCAGGCCACCTTCCTGATGCGCGTGAGCGGAAGCGCGATGCGAGAGGCTGGCATCGATGACGGGGACATCGTGCTGGTCGACCGCTCGGTCCAGCCCGCCAGCGGGCACATCGTGATCGCCATCGTGGACGACGAGTTCCTGTGCCGGCGGCTGGTGACTCAGGGATCGTCGTTGCGCCTGGTGGCGACCGACCCGAGCTGCGCCGATTTCGTGCCGCGTGCGGCCCAGGAGCTGCAGGTCTGGGGCGTGGTGACCAACGCCATCAAGGCGATGCCCGTTTGAGACTGCGCCATGTTCGCGCTGGTCGACGTCAACAACATGTACGTGAGCTGCGAGCGGGTGTTCAAGCCGTCGCTCAACGGGCGGCCGGTTGTCGTGCTGTCGAGCAACGATGGCGCCTGTATCGCGCGCAGCAACGAGGCCAAGGACCTCGGCGTGCAGATGGCGCAGCCGTGGTTCCAGGTGCGGCATCTGGAGCGCGAGGCGGGGCTGATCGCGCTGTCCGCCAACTTCGAGCTGTACGGCGACATGTCCAGTCGCATGATGACGATCGTCGGGCAGTACGCGCCGCGGCAGCAGATCTACAGCATCGACGAGTGTTTCCTCGACTTCGATGGCGTGCGCGGTGACCTGGTGGAGATCGGCCGCGACATCCGGCGGACGGTGCTGCAGTGGACCGGGCTGCCGACGAGCGTGGGCTTCGGGCCAACCAAGACGCTTGCGAAGCTGGCCAACCATATTGCGAAGACCGCGGACCGCAAGCCGGGCTCGTATCCGGCGGTGCTCGCGCAGGTGTGCAACTTCGGCGCGATGTCGCGAGCGGAGCTGGATGCGGTGATGGGCACGACCGAGGTGGGCTGCGTGTGGGGCATCGGCCGGCGCATTGGAGCGCGGCTGACAGAGGCCGGCATCCACTCAGTGCGAGACCTGGTCAATACGGACATCGCGGCACTGCGCAGCCAGTTCAGCGTGGTGTTGGAGAAGACGCTCTTGGAGCTGCGTGGGACCTCGTGTCTGGATCTCGATGACACTCCGGCAGGCCGGCAGCAGATCATGTGCTCGCGGTCGTTCGGGAGCGCCGTGACCGAACTGGCGGAGCTGGAGCAGGTGGTCAGCGACTTCGCCTCACGCGTGGCCGAGAAGCTGCGACAGCAGGGCAGTGCGGCGGGAGCCGTTCACGTCTTCATCACTACGAGCCCGCATCGAAAGCAAGAGCGTCAGCACAGCCCGAGCATGACCGTGCCGATGGTGCGGCCGACCACAGACACGCGGGAGCTGGCCGCGACGGCGACGCGCGCACTGCAGCAGATGTACCGACCGGGCTTCAACTACGTGAAGGCCGGCGTCATGCTGGTGGACTTGCATGCTGGAGGAGCCCGACAAGGTGAGCTCGACCTCTTCGCTGCCGACAAGCCGATGGCGCAGGCTGAAGAGAATCGGGACCGCGCTCAGTTGATGGGTGCCCTGGACGCGCTGAACCATCGATTCGGCAAAGGGGCCGTTCGCATTGCCAGCGCTCAGCAGGGGCGCGGAATGCATGCGTCAGCTGGCAAGCAGGAGCGGCGCTCTCCGTGCTACACAACGAGACTCGACGAGATTGCTCTGGTGAACACTTGACCGCATTAGCCTGATTGCTGCCGATCGTCGCCGGCACGTATGCGACTGCTGTCCCGCCGGATGCTGCCGCTTGCATATCGTGGCCGCTAGGCCTCAACCCCTCCGCACCGTGGCGCGCGTCCGAGCGCGTACGTGCCGTAACGCTGCTTGTTAGAGGGCTTAAGGGTCTAACGTTGTGCGCATGCGACGCGGCGGTGTCACCTGGCCCAGTTATCTGTGCGCTGATTTTCCCGGTTCGACTCTCGATGGCCTGCTAGTGTCTCGACACAGTCAAGGGAGACAGGCATGAACGCTAGATCGAGATCTGCCCGGTGTGGACACGTAAAACGTCGACTCAGACGAAATGTGCGCCTGACAGACGAACTGCTGGAGCTTGCACTTGAAACCATCGGGGCGGACAACCGTCGAACAGGGGATGCCTTGCGCGACGGCATTGCCAGCAAGCTTGTGGCAGGTGAGCAGCTCGACGAGTACGAGCTCCACCTTATGGTCGATGTGTACCTCGATCTGCCATGA